CAAGCTAAAAGCGGAAGCAGAAGTAGAGCTTCGCAGGCTTGATGCTCAGGCCCCTGCCAAAGAGGTGGCGGGTAAAGCCATTGGTAAGCATGGCCTCTTCTACATTACCTTGATCGTGATCATCGGTGTTGTATCAAGCCTGTATCTGGAGTCAGATAAGATCGCTGCGGTGATGGGTCTGTTGGGTGCTTCGCTTACGGCGCTGATCTCAATGCTAAACGGGATCGCCGGGGCAACGCCCAAGCAAGACAAGCCCGAGTTCCAAGTCATCCAAACGCTGATCGACAAACTGGACAAGCTTGATCGTCAAGAGCCGCCGATGCGGGTTGATGTCACTGAAGGCAGAGTGACGGTGACTAAGGGTGATGACATCATCACCACGCAAAAGTGATGACATGGACTTCCACAAAGCCATTGGTGCTGTAGCGGCAAGTATTGCTGCCCTTGGTGGGGGTTACACGCTCTTTGATAAGTTTGGGTTGATTGACAACGCAATTATTCAGTGGGTGCCTGAGCATTTTGAGGTTAAGCCCACCAAGATCGGTGAGCCGGTTGTTGTGACTGTAGCTCGGATCAAGAAACGGGATGATTGTTCGGTTGAGTCGTTTGTGCCAGCGATCAGGGATGGGAAAGGCGTGGTGCATGAAGCTACGTCATCAAACCCGAAGTTTTCTGGCCCTGCTGGTCCGGAAGTTGATACATTTACGTATACGCTTTCAGTCAAGACTGAGATGGCTCCGGGTAAAGGTACACTGCTGGCAACCATTAAGTACAAATGCCCCGAAGGTGATCGAACAGTAACTTACCCACGGCACAAGAACCTTAACTTTGAGCTTATGGGGTCTTAAATGGCACCTCTCATCGCCGGAATCGTCTCCAGTCTTCTTCAAAACAACCTACCCAAGGTTGCGCAAGCTGTTGTGGACAAAGGCTTGGATTACGTCCAAGAGAAGACCGGCATTGAGTTGAAGCCCGATATGAACGCCGAAGAAGTCAAGGCGCTGCGCGAAAGCGCGCTGAAGCACCAAGAGTTCATGGTCGAGCAGGCCAATAAAAACACGGCTGACGCTCGGGCGATGCAGGTTGCCGCACTGCAGCAAAATGATACGTTTGCCAAACGATATGTTATGTATCTGGCCTCTTTTTGGTCATTTACGGCGGTCGTGTACATTTTTCTCATCACTTTTACCCATATCCCTGAACTCAACGTCCGGTTTGCCGACACAATATTGGGCTTCCTGTTGGGTACGGTAGTGGCAACGATCCTCAACTTCTTCCTTGGATCTTCGGCCAGCAGCAAAGAAAAGACCGAAGTTCTGGCGGCAGAGCTTAAAGAGCAGAAGAGGTAATCATGGCTAAGACTCCCGCATGGCAGCGAGCCGAAGGTAAGAACCCGAAGGGTGGGTTGAACGCCAAAGGCCGAGCTAGTTACAACGCTGCCAATCCGGGCAAACCGGGGCTGAAGCCTCCTGCGCCAAACCCAAAAACCGAAAAAGACGCCAAGCGCAGGAAGTCGTTTTGCGCCAGAATGTCGGGTATGCCCGGACCCATGAAAGATGAAAAAGGACGACCGACGCGTAAAGCTCTGTCGTTGAAAGCATGGAATTGTTGAAATGGATGGAATGGTCTGGAACCTGTTGCTCACAGGCGGAATTGGAATTCTTGGGTATTTCTTGCGAGAGAAGTCCTCAGAGATCACACGCCTTCAGATTCTTCTCAACCGCACCCGAGAAGAGATTGCCAAAGAATACGTGACCAAGGCAGAAGTTCATGCGGATATCAATCGTGTGCTTGACAGACTTGACAGATTGGAACAGAAGATAGATCGTTTCATGGAGACCCATCGTGCCAAGCAGCTCGGGTAAACAGCATCGATTCATGGCTGCAGTGGCTAATAACCCCGCCTTCGCCAAGCGCGTAGGTGTTCCTGCGTCCGTTGGACGCGAGTTCATGCAGGCCGATAAAGGCCGTAAATTTAACGAAGGTGGTGCTATGAAAGAGTCCAAAGCAATGATGAAAAAAGAAGTCGGCTTTATGAAAAAAGCGGGCGCTCCCAAAGCTATGGTCAAGCATGAGATGGCCGAGATGAAGGGCATGAAGTACGGCGGCAAGGTCAAGAAGATGGCTGCTGGTGGATTGGCTGCAGGTCACAAGGCTGCTGACGGTATTGCCAAGAAAGGCAAGACCCGAGGTATGCAAGTGACGATGCGCAAAGGCGGGATGTGCTGAGATGGCTACCAAAGGTAAGGCGCGTGTCGTCGGCCCGTTCCAAGCTGTCACTCCTCCTGATATGGGTGAAGATGAAAAGGCAGCGCGTGCAGCCCCGCCTGTTCCTGCGCCCAGCATGACTCCTTCTCCCGAAGCTCAAAAAAAGCTGGAGGAGATGAGTAAAGAGGCCAAGGAGAAAAAGGCGATGGATCGCGCATACGAGCGGTCGTTGACCAATCCAAAGTTCGCAAAAGGCGGCTATGTCCGTGCAGCGGACGGCTGTGCCAAACGCGGTAAGACTCGCGGAAAGATGGTGTAATTATGATGGCTTCACGCGGGATGGGCGCGATACGCGCGTCTAAGATGCCCAAAGGCAAAACGAAGCACCGCAAAGACGGTGATGCGTTTGAGCTGTACGCTGCTGGAGGGTCAACATCTCGCGTCAATGAAGCGGGCAATTACACCAAACCCGGCATGCGAAAAAGCCTGTTTGAGTCTATTAAGTCTCGTGCGGTTCAAGGCACTGCTGCAGGGCAGTGGAGCGCAAGAAAAGCACAGCTTTTAGCCAAACAGTACAAGGCTAAGGGCGGCGGATACAGGGGGTAAAATATGGCACGCGGAAGAAATATTGCAGCGCTTGCTGCCCTGTTGGGTGCTGGAGCGCTCGCTTCTTCTAAAAAAGCGCTGGAAGATTCTGATACCGACACGATGGAATTTCTTCGGCGATATCAGGATTCCAATCTGAAGATGCTGCCTTCTGAAGAACGGGCTGTACGGCGTAAAGTTTTTGCAGAAGAACCCGGTCTGCGTAACGTCGTTCGTTCGGAAGAGGTCTATCCGGTCTCGACCGGAAGCGGTACATTTCTGCGTTCCGGCATGAAAAAAGGCGGTAAAGTGATGTCTGCTTCAAAGCGGGCAGATGGCATGGCAAAGCGAGGCAAAACGCGTGGGAAGATGGTCTGATGAAAGCCCCGCAGCAATCGCTTAAAAACTGGACCGCTCAAAAATGGAGAACCAAGAGTGGTAAACGATCTACTGACACGGGTGAAAGATATCTTCCAGAAGCTGCGATCAAAGCTCTTTCCCCCCAAGAATACGCCGCAACAACCCGAGCAAAACGAGCAGGCAAAGCCGCCGGGAAGCAGTTCGTGAAGCAACCGCCCAAAGTGGCAGCTAAAACCGCAAGGTACCGATAATGGCTACGACCGGCACTTCTGTTTTTAATCTGGACGTTAACGACCTGATTGAAGAGGCGTTTGAGCGTTGCGGGCAGGAGTTGCGTACGGGCTACAACTTTAGGACTGCACGCCGCAGTCTGAACCTGCTGACCATCGAGTGGGCCAATCGCGGTATTAATCTGTGGACGATCGAGCAGGGACAGATCCCGCTGTACCCAAATCAAATTATTTACGCTTTGCCCAACGACACAATTGACTTGCTCGATCAGGTAACCCGTACCAACGCGGGTGTTGGAACCACACAAGTGGACATCAACATCAATAGAATCAGCGAATCAACTTATTCTACGATCCCTAATAAGTACGCTCAGGGACGCCCTATTCAAGTTTGGATTAATCGGCAGACTGCAGAGGTAAACACTTCGGCGTCTACGACAGTAGCAACACAAAACGCAGCCGCAACTGATACGACAATTTATCTGGCCGATGTTACGCAGCTTCCTGCGGCAGGTTTTGTAAAAATTGGTAGCGAGATCATCAGCTACAGTAACCTGACTCAACCTGATCCCAGTCTTACAGCGGGATACATCAGTTATTGCGGTCGAGGTCAGCAAAACACAGTAGCTGCGCTGCATACGGTCGGAGCGTCAGTTTATGTGACGCGGCCTCCTTCCATCAACATTTGGCCGGTACCCAACCAAGGTTCTGTGGGTGACCCGTTCTACATGTTTGTGTACTGGCGCTTGCGTCGGATGCAGGATGCGGGCACGGGTACGAAGACGGAAGATATTCCGTTCCGTCTTTTGAACTGCATGGTGGCTGGGCTGGCGTACTACTTATCGATCAAGCTGCCGGATGTGTCGCCAGATCGGATTGCGATGTTGAAAGCTGATTACGAGCAGCAGTGGCAGTTGGCTTCCGAAGAAGATCGGGACAAAGCCAATGATCGTTTTGTTCCGCGCATCATGTACTACAGGTGATGCATGGCCGGTCCAAAATACGCGTCGGGCAAATATGCGATTGCGGAATGTGATCGCTGTGCTCAGCGGTATTTGCTTAAACAGTTGCGCAAGCTCACCATCAAAACGAAGATGGTCAGTATCAAAGTCTGTCCGGAGTGTTGGGAGCCGGATCAGCCGCAGTTGCAGTTGGGTATGTATCCGGTTTATGATCCACAGGCGGTTCGTGAACCTCGCCCAGATGTAAGTTACCAACTGTCCGGAACAAGTGGGTTGCAAATCGAATTGAACGGCGGTACTGGACCCAACGCCGTAGGTTATTCCGAATTAGGGAGCCGCGTCATTCAATGGGGCTGGGCACCTGTTGGTGGCTCAAGAGCAAACGACGCCGGTTTAACGCCCAACAATCTTGTCTTGCAAATTGATATCGGTTCGGTCACAGTTGTGACTGTATAGGAGCAAAGAATGGACGTTAAAAAGGCGGTTCACAAACACGAGCGTGCGATGCACCCCGGCAAGCCTCTGACTAAAATGGCGAAGGGGGGCAAGACTAATGCCCAAATGAAGGCGATGGGCCGTAACTTGGCGAAGGTCGCCAATCAGAAAAAATCAGTGCGGAAAGTTCCCGCAACGGGGATCTAATCATGGCTAAGTTCAGCATGAAAAAAGGTGGCAAAGAGGTTGGCCCCGCTGAAGTTTACGCACCTCCGCACACTATGACGGGTAGTTCCAAGGTTAAGTTGGGCAACGGCTACGACGCTGAACCCACCAAAGCCGACAGTGTCAACATGTCTGTGTACGGCGTGGACCGTCATGGTTACAGCCCGGAAGCCAAAACCACCGGCATCAAAATGCGCGGTACGGGCGCGGCCACTAAAGGCGTGATGTCTCGGGGACCGATGGCGTGAATTACACGCAGCTTTCGGACGCGCTTGTCGCGTACACAGAAAATACGAGCAGCGATTTTGCTGCTCAGATACCAACTTTCGTCAAACAGGCGGAACAGCGTATCTATAACACTGTGCAGTTTCCGTCGCTGCGTAAAAACGTCACGGGTTCCACGTCTACCAATGTGAAGTATTTGTCGTGCCCCAATGATTTTTTAGCGGTGTATTCGATGGCTGTGATCGACGCAGCCGGCACGTACGAGTACTTGCTGAACAAAGATGTCAACTATATTCGGCAGGCGTATCCTGATCCGACTGAAACCGCTATTCCAAAATATTACGCGTTGTTTGGGCCAACGGTTTCTGGCACGACCATTACGAACGAACTCTCGTTTATTTTGGGGCCAACCCCCAACGCTGTTTACACCATCGAACTGCATTATTACTATTACCCCGAGTCAATTACGGTGGCTGCAAGCGGTCAGACTTGGTTGGGTGATAACTTTGATTCGGTTTTGCTGTACGGATCATTGGTCGAAGCGTACACCTACATGAAGGGTGAACAAGACCTGATGACGCTCTACAATCAGAAGTATATGGAAGCGCTGGCGTTGGCAAAACGTCTGGGCGATGGGATGGAGCGTCAAGACGCGTATCGTTCAGGTCAGTATCGGCAGCAGGTGACCTGATGGCTATTCAGCAAGGTGCCACCAATGCGTTCAAAGTAGGCTTGCCTGCAGGCACGTTTAACTTTTCGACGGATACGTTCAAGATAGCGCTATATACCGGTGCGGCAAATTTAGGTCCGACGACAGATTCATATACGACCGATAATGAAGTTGTTGCTTCTGGCTACAGTCCCGGCGGAGAAGTTTTAACCGTGTCTGTGCAGCCAACAACG